TTAACAAATAATAGTTTTAACATTACAGATGTATTAGATCAAATTAGAGCTATAAGAAAAATAACTATTGTAAGAAACATTACTCCTGAAGATTATGTACAAAGAGGAAATGTAGAATATACTTTAGTGTCAATTAAATTTATAACAAGGGGAGATGCTAATAAAGATCTAGAACAAATAAAACAAGATATAGAAACATCTGATATGTCAAAAACAGATTTAAGAGTACCAGGTGTTAAGTCATTTAAATTTAAACCAGAAACTTTAAAAAGATTATAATGGCATTATTTGGAAAAAATAGAGACATAAATTTATTCCACACTATAAACAGTGAGCTTTTAAAGGACATAATACAAACAGAAATTGCGTATTATAAATTTGCTTTAGAACAAACAACGTCTAATGTTTATGGTGAAGCTATGGGTAAAAATTATTATGAGCCCATGAAAATCGCATGTTTAATTGATAGATTAGATCAATCATGGTCATCTGATGATTTTGGTTCTGATATGAATCAAGCTATTACTTTTAAATTTTTAAAAAATGAACTTAAAAATATAAATTTAACACCTGAAGTAGGAGATATATTACTTTTTAGAAATAATTTTTATGAAATAGATTCTAGAATAGAAAATCAACTTATAATGGGTAGAGATTCTGATTATGCAATATCAAGTGAAACTACAAATCATGGTGATAGTTTTTCAGTTTTAATTAGTGCTCATATATCTAGAGTAGAAAAATTAAATTTAATTCCTTTAAGAAGTGGAAAATATCCAACAACAACTAAAGTAGATGGTGGAAATGCAAATCAAGTAGGAAGATTATAAAATGGCAGATAGAAAAAGAATAAATCCAAGAAGACCAATACCCGCAAGTGGATATGATCGTTTAAGAGACAACTTATCTTCAGGATTTGGTACTGATTCAGAAAAATTTCCTGAAGCTCAAGGTTTTCCTGTAAAAAAAGGATCATTTCCTAATGTAGATAATAGATCTAGTATAAATAAAGGAAGACTAACATCAAGAAAAGATGATACAGTACAAGATGTATCTATAGGTTTACAAGACCATGATGAAGCAATAATGTATTATTTTAATAATGTTATTAAACCTTCAGTTATGGTACAAGGAAATAGAACTCCAGTACCTGTAATTTATGGAGCTCCTGAAAGATGGAAAGGAGTTCAACAAGATGGATATTTTAGAGATAAAGAAGGCAAACTTCAAGTACCTCTTATTATGTTTAAAAGAGATAGTGTTGAAAAAAGAAGAGATCTTGGTAATAAATTAGATGGTAATAATCCACAATTATATTATACATTTGAAGAAAAATATTCTAAAAAAAATAGATATGATAATTTTAATGTATTACAAAATATAAGGCCTCAAAAAGAATTCCATACTATTGTAATACCTGATTATGTTAAATTACAATATTCTTGTATAATATGGACAGATTATGTAGCTCAAATGAACAAATTAATTGAAATGATAAATTATTCATCAGATAGTTATTGGGGAGATAAAGAAAGATTTAAATTTAATGCAAGAATAGATACTTATAATAACACAACAGAAATTGCACAAGGAGAAAATAGAGTTGTTAAAACTAATTTTGGTTTAACAATTCAAGGATATTTAGTACCAGATAGTTTAAATAAAGATTTAACTAAAAAACCACAAAAATTCTTTAGTAAATCTAGAGTAGTATTTAATGATGAACTTATAGTATTACCAACAGGAGAACCATTAACAAGAGAACAAGTTAGAGGAGCTTCAATAACAACAAATGTAAATCAAATAGGAGAAGGAGTAGGTTATCAAATATTAGGAGAATCAAATCAAATAGCATAAAATGGCAAAAGAAAATAGAACAACATTAAAAGGATATTTCGAAACAGGAGATATACCTAATCAATCACAATATGGAGATCTTATAGATTCAAATTTAAATTTATCAGATACAAACGCACAAGTAGCAGCATCAGAAGTAAGCGCATCCGCTTTACTATCTGAAACATTTATATCAGCTAGTGGAGACATATCAGCAAAAGGATTTGTTTCTGCTTCAGGTTTAATAGTAGGACAAAGTAATGGAAGTGCTCCTTATGTGTCTGCAAGTAATGGAAATATTTTTGTTAGTGGTACAGGTTCTTTTGGACAAATTATAGTAAATGAATATAATGATATAAATTTAATTGGTGATATTACAGCTTCAGGTAATGTAAGTGCAAGTGGATATGTTTCTTGTTCAGCTTTAGTAATAGCAGGATCAGAAATAAGAGGAATAGGAGGTGATGTTACAGCAAGTGGAACAATTAAAGCAGCAGGTTTTGTAGGACCATTAACAACAACAGGAATTACATCCACAGGACCAGGAGTATTTACTACATTAGACACAGGTCAAGGAGCTACTGAAGTTCATTTAATGGATCAAAATGTAAGAGAAGCTGATGCAGTTACATTTGCAACAGTAAATACAGGTCAAGGTGCAAATGAGCTGTATGCGATGAATCAAGATGTTGAAACAACTGATGCAGTTACATTTGCAACAGTAAATACAGGTCAAGGTGCAAATGAATTATACGACATGGACCAAAATGTCACTTCAACATCAGCAGTAGAATTTACAACAGTAAACACAGGTCAAGGTGCAAATGAATTGTACAAGATGAATCAAGATGTTGAAACAGATGACATAGTTACATTTGAGGGAGTAGTAGTTAATTCCACAGTAAATAATACTTCTCTTACTCCAGGATCATCAAATAGTACTTCTAGATATAAAACACAGTTTAGAGTTGTAGTTGCACCATCATTATTAAATAGTCAAAAATCTGAAGATTTTAAAATCACAAATAGTTTTGTATTAGATTCATCTATAGTATACTGTAATTCTAGTGCTGCTTTATCTGTAGAAGTACATTCAGTTTCAGCTGGTGTTTTCTTTTTTAATCTTCATAATACAAATGGGGGAGGAGCAACATTTAGTGCTTCAACTATAGCTGTTAATTGTATAATAATGTAGTATTTTAATAAATGGGAACAAGTAGAAAAACTCCTATAAAATGGAATAAAGCAAATTTTTTATGGAATAATAATTCACATACTTGGGAAGATGTAGTATTAATAAAAAGAGCAGCTGGAGAAGATTGGAATACATGGGAACAAAAAGATAAACAAAAATTAGTAAAATTAATACTAAAAATACACGGCAACACAATTACAGAATCTAAAAAAAGAGAAATCAAACAATATAAAATCAAAGCAAAAGACATAAAAATAGCAGTCAAAGAAGTATTAGGAGTTCAAATGATTGCTGAAAACATATCTATTTAATATTTATAAACATGTATAAATTATTTACAGACAAATCAGAACTTTTCGAATGTAGTATATCACTACAAGGAGCAAGCTTAAAAAAATCAAAAGCACGTTTAGTAGTAGAAACTCAAGATTATTCATTATTATTTAATGGAACTATTTCTAAAGGAGGTAAATGTGAAATTCCTATTAAAAAGTTAAAAGGTTTAATAGATGAAAATACTTCAGGTAATATTCGTTTAGAAGTTATCGCTGAAGATACATTTTTTACACCTTGGGAAAGTGATTTTGAGGTAGAAACAAGTAAAAAAGTAACTGTTGAAGTTAAATCACAAACAACTAAAAAACCTATTGTAGAAGCTAAAGTAGAGGTTAAAGTTAAAAATGAAAAACCAACAATTACTGAAAAAGATCATGTTGTAAATTTACTTAAATTATTAATAAAAGATGATATAAACGTAAATAATATTTCTTATAAGCGTAATGCATTAAATAATATAGTAGCAACATATTTACAAGAAAATCACGTAGAAAACACAGGTAAAATAATAAATGGTGTGTTAAAGGTTCTTGAAAAACAAAAATAAAATGGTTATAAATGGCAATCGAAAACTTCGAAAACAAAAACATACAGGACACTTTTCAAAGAATAGTCCAAACAGATGGAACTAATCAATTAGCTGATGGAACTGGTTCTATTTTTGTACCAATATCATCTTCACATGCTATAACATCATCATATGCTTTATTTGCTGTTTCTGCATCACATGAAATTACTTTTGAATTATCCTCATCTCATGCAATAAATGCTAATACAGCAAGTCTTGCAACTAGTTTTATTGGAACATTAAATGGAGGAAATTTTTAAATATTTATAATAGAATAAAACAAATATGGCAAGTACAATAATATTAAAAAACGGAACAGGTTCAGCAATACCTACTACCCTAGCACAGGGAGAACCAGCAATCAATGTAGACACAGGATTATTTTATTATGGTTCTGGTTCAGCGGGAGCTGTAAAAACATTTAGTAATTTTACAGACATAACAGCTAGTTTAAGTGCAAGTTTAGGAGGTAATATAAGTGCAAGTGGAGAAGTAACAGCTGCATCAGGTTCATTTCGTAAAGGAATTAACATTGGAATGTTAGATAATTCTATAATGAGATTATATAGAGCCGCAGTTAACCAACAACATATATCTGCATCAGGTAAATTAATATTTAATTCTAGCCATTTTCAATTTACTAATGATGCTCCAGTTCTAGGTCCAAGTTCTTTTTTTCGAGTAGTTGGTGATACTAATATTATAGGAAATGTAACATCCTCAGGTAATATAAGTGCAAGTGGAGTAGGAACACATATATTAGGGGGACCTTTAACATTAGCAACTAGTGGAGATTCAGTATTAAAAATAATGTCTAATACTACAAATAAAGTTGAACATGAATTACATGGTAGAGGTAATGTTCATTCATTCTTATGTTCATCTTCAATTATGAATTTAGGTATAGGAAATAACAACCCAACAGAAAAATTAACAGTATCAGGTTCTATAAGTGCAAGTGGGAATTTAATTTTAGAAGGTTTTATTTCTTCAAGTACATATATAAGTACTACCCATATAACAGCCTCAAGTAATATAAGTGCAAGTGGGTTTATTTCAGCTTCATCATTTTCAGGTGATGGTAGTGGTTTATCTAATGTACCAGCTACTAATGCTACTAATGTAGTTACAACATTAAATGAAGAAGAACATGAAGATGACTTTATATCATTTGTAGATGGAACATCAGGTAATCAAGGAGTAGAAGTATCTAGAAATTTAGTATATAATCCTGCAAAACAAAGTTTTCAAGTTTTAGGAACTTCAGGAAATGGTCATATAACAGCCTCAGGTAATATAAGTGCAAGTGGGAATGTAATTGCAGCTGAAATAACAGCTTCAGGTGCTATAAAAGTAGAACATTTACATTCAACAGATGATGCCCAAATAGATGATGATTTAACTGTATCAGGTGATATAAACGCAAATGGAAATATAGTCGGTGATGGTGCAACACAACTCTCTGGATTAACACATATAACTGCAATAGGTAATATGGCATTTGGTAATCATGGATCAGATTCACACACAATTACAGGAACAACATCACATGTAGGACCTATAACTATAAATGGTCATATATCATCTTCAGGAGATATAAGTGGAAGTAATGTAGATGCAGGTGGAAACATAAGCGCAGTAGGTCACATTACTTCAAGTGGTAGAATTCAAACATTATCCCATATAACAGCCTCAGGTAATATAAGTTCAAGTGGTTATTTATATGGATCAAGAGCTATTGCAGACCGAATCCAACACAATAATGGTGTATCAGATATATATTTTGCTAATGGTATTCACGTTGCAGGAGGAACCCATATAACAGCCTCAGGTAATATAAGTTCAAGTGGAACTATTTCAGGTAGTAAAATACATTCAGCAGCCGATACTTCTGCTACTTTTTTCAATGCTAGAACAAAAACCACAGGATATAAATTAGGAGGAGTAAAAGTACTTTATAAGTCAGGTTCTGGTGATGTTATTGTTGGTCAAACAACTAATAAAACCATAATAACAGGTTCAAGTGTTGTTTTAGGAAACAATGTCTTATCCCACGTAACAGCCTCAGGTAATATAAGTTCAAGTGGAAATATAACAGCAGCAAATGTTCGTCTACCAGGAGCAGGAAAAATATCTTTTGACGATTCACTAGATGGAACAGACCAATTTATTAAAGGAGTTGATAATAATATTCTAATAGATGGAGATGATTATGTTAAAATAGCAATAGATAAAGAATTTTATGTAGGTACAACTAGTACGTTAGCTAATTTTA